CTCCCAGCGTGCTCAGCGCTCCGCTGGCCAGCGCCGTCTCACCCGCCGCCGTCGCCGCCGCCCCAGCATCGCCGCCAGTCTTGGCATACGTCTGGCCGCCCGCAATCGTTCCCTGCTTTACCGCCGTCGAGCCGATCTTCAGAACCTTGGCCAGCATCGGATACTTCTCGAGCGTCTGCGCCACGCCGGTCACGCTCTTCAATTTCTCAACCATTCCCAGCCCTTCCGCGCCTTTTCCCAGAAAGCTCAGTAGTTCGTCTCCGGTGAAAAACTCGCCCACGTTTTCCGCGGCCTCTCCGGCTGCCTGCACCGGCCCCTTCGTCGGCGTGGCGGCCGCTAACTGCAATTCAGTCTCGCCGCGGGTCGTTGGCGTCCTGTCGAGTCCTGTTGCTGTTTTCAGCGCTCCGGTTCCCAACCCAGCAAGCGCATTCACCGGCGCGGCAACCCATGGGTGCTGGTCCAGATACTGCTCCACGCGTCCTTCGCTCAGCGGGTCGGCGGCATGGTCGCGCGCGTATTTTTGCAGCGTTCCCTTGTCGCCAAAGAGATAGCCGTTCTGAATCGATGTGTGGACTTTGCTATAAGGAATCTGCACCGCTCGCCCATCCGGAGAGTGCATCGCGTACAGCCCTTCATTGTTTGGGTTCTCGGGATTGGCGGATTGTGCCGTCTGCGCCGGTTGCGCGCCTGAACCACTGGCGTTCATCGGCACAAATCCCGGCGGCGGTGGCGGCGCGTTACCGGCCTGAGAAGTGTCCTGATTCATCGGGACGAATCCCGGAGGAGGAGGAGGCGGTTGCGGAGTGCCATTCTGAGCTTGCGGGTCCATCTACTTGACCGCCTGACCTGTCTTCGTGTCCACATACTGCTGTCCGTTCCAGCCAATCGTCTGCCCTGTCTGCGGATTGGTGTACAGGTTAGTCAGCGCTGCCGCCGGCTGCTGTCCTTGCCCGCTGGCGCTGCCATACCGCTGCCGCAGATAGCGGTTGTTTCCCACAATGCTCTGCCGTTGCGTGGCTAGCGCCTGTTTCAGAACCTTGGTGGCGCCTTCCAGGTTCTCCATCGTCGGGCTCTCGCCCAGCATACTGTCAGCCTGTTGCAGCTTCTTGTCGGTCTCGCTTCCGCCCAGCAACGGGTTGCCAATCAGTCCGGCGATGCTGCGCCGCGTCTCCATCACCGAAGTGTTGAAGTTCTTGGCGGCATTCGAACCAAAGAACCGCTGCACCGCAAGGCTGGCGGAATTTACGGCGCCGTGGGTTCCAAGATCCGCCTGCTTGGCCAGGTTCAACATTTGATCCATGTAACCCGGCTGTCCCGGCGATCCCAGTACACGGTCGATCCCGTCCAGCGCCGCCTGGGTCTTGGGACTGGATGCGAACTTGTGTTCCTGTTCGATGATCGGTAGGCTAAAATGCTCCCCACGCGCCGCCGCAATCTCCATGGCGCGGCCCACCACTTCGTTCGGATCGAGATTCGCTCCCTTGGCCTCACGCTTCAGATCGCCAGGCAGGAGGTCGCCGTTCAGCATCGCGTTGGCCATGGTTTCAAAGCGCGGGTTCGGCGTCCCATCCGGCAACTCGGCGCCGGTTTTCAGGCGCTTCAATTTTTCCTCGTTCAAGGCGGCGACGGAATTATGCTCGCGCTCCATGCTCGGCGTCTCCGTCTTTTCCGGCGGATTCTTCTTCGCGTCCGCGGCGGCATTGCGCTCTTCAATCTCGCTCTGGTCAAGTTGATACTTGTGCCGGGCATTCCCCGCCGAGGCCCATAGTGCGTTCACATCGCCCTGCTTTAGCGGCCCAGCGCTCTTCTGGTACTCAATCTCATTCTTTACCGGGTTGAAAAATGGAACTTGCGTACCCGCCGGCAATATCTCGTCATCGCTGCCCGGCAGTTTCTTGTAAATATCAAACCCGTTCGGCTTGCCGTCGGCCCCGTAAGTGGCTACCGGCGTGTAGAGCGCAGTCTTCGCCTGGTCCTGGTTAAACTGCGGCGTGTCGCGCATGAACTTGGTCAGTTCCTGCAAGTTCGCGGCGTGTCCGGCTGGGGTTGCGCCCGCGCCTGTCAGCCGGTCCGCCTGTTTTTCACTGAAATCGATATCGTGTTGCTGGCCCTCGATGCCCTTGCGCGTCAGCTCGAGTGCGTTCGCGGCCGTCTGATGATTCAGAGCTGAGATATTCGCCAGTTGCACCATCTCCTGCGTCGGCGCTTCCTGCCGCTGCTGCTGAAACTTCTGCCCCGCCTGCACGCCCGCGCCCAGCGCTTGGCCCTCGCTGCCCGCCCCGCGCTGCGACATTCCCGCCGCCGCGCCCAGCAGCGCCTCCGCGCCAATCCTCAGCCATTGCTTGCCGCCTGAAAATCCCGGCTGCCCGCGCACCGGCTCATGCTCCAGATAAACGCTGCCGTCGGCTCCCTGGCGCACTTTGCTCGTCGGCGCTCCAGCCAGCGAGTCAATCATCTTGTCCATGAACCCGCGCAACCCCGGCGGATAAACCGGCTTCGCCGCCGCCGGCGGAGCGGCCACGGCCGTAACCGCCGGCGGCGGCGCTGGTGTCGCGTTAGGCGTCGCGGCAGTTGGTTGAGTCGGTGGCGTGTTCGCGCCTGTTCCCGCCGTCGCGGCTGCCTGCTGCCAGCTCTTGTCGCCGCTGCCCGTGTCACCGCTGGGCGGTGGCGCGTTCGGCGTCGATGCCGCCGGTGTCGGTGCCTCCATCGCTGTTGCCCCGCCTTGTGTCGGATCGTCCATCACTCACCTGATCTCTACTCTATCCCTATGTTTGGAATCCGCCCTTAGCCCATCCCGCGCCGATAGCGCCCGCCGCTCCGATACTTGCATTGATCCAACTGGTATTTTCCTGGGCAATCGCGTTCGCTTCGCTTCCCGCCGTGTCCTCTGCATTTGTGGTGGCGCTCGCGTATCCCAGCGGATTTTCACCCGCCGCGATCGCCATCTCGCCCTGCTCCGCGTTGGTGAAGTTTTGTTGGCCTTGCTGATAATCGGCGCCCTGGATCTGCGTTTCTTCCGAGCTTTCCTGCTCGGCGGCGCTGTTGGCCACTTCCTGTTTCAATTGCGTCTGCGCCCCGCTTGGCAGCGGATTGTCGCCACCACCCTCGGCCGCCGTCGCCTCGCCCACCGCCTTGCCAGCCGCGCTGTAATTCTCCGCTGTGCCTTCCACGGCCTGCGCGTTCAGAGTGTTCAGCTCAGCGGCGCTGAATCCCTGCTGGTTCGGGCCAGCATTCAAAATCGGGTCCAGCACCGACTTCACCTGAGCGTAGAGCGCCGTCTGGTTGGCGTATTGCTTCGCCTGCTGCTGGTCATACTGCTGCATGGTCGCTATGTCTTCTTGCTGAATCGTGTTTTGAGCGCCGGAAGCACACATATTACATCCCTTCCATCTTTCCGGCTCGCTTCCCAGGCTGTAACGCCCTGCGCAGCCTCATATAGCCATCACCTAAATCCTTCCCGTCCACTATAAACCCTAAACGCTTCTGGCAGAAAGCTATTAGTTTCGGCTGCCGGCTGTCGAAGAACATTTCTTCCGCTCCGCTCTCCTCCAGCACCGGCGCCAGCCATGCCGTTCCTTCCATCAAAGCCTGCCTGGTCCGGTTTCCATCGTCAATCGTCACACGTGGCATGAACTGGATAAATACTTGCGCCGTAATTATCTCCTCCTTCGTGGTTAGCAGTTGCGTCTTAAAGAAAAACACCGGCCCCTGGCTGTCTTCCATCACCACGGAGTCCATCCCCGGCCTCTGTTCCAGCCAAAATCCGGGATCGATCTTGCCCGCATGGTCTAAGTCTCGTGACGTCCATTGCTCAGCCAGTCGTCGATCCGCTTCCCCCGCCGGCCGTAGAGTGTAGCCTGAGAATCGCAAAGTGGAAAGTGCCGTCATGCTCGCTCCTACAATGGAACCTAGATACTTGAGTCCCTAAACCGTCTCGATGTACCCGATTTCCTTCGATTTTGCATCGAAGACCTCGTTGACAGCTGCTTCCAAGTCGATCTCGTATACTTGGCAGAGCAAATCCAAGTACACATATGTGTCGGCCAACTCGCACGCGAACTTTTCTTTTAATTGCTCTGGAGTTTCCTTGTTTCCTGGGATTCCATCGCGCACACGATTCAACTTTTTCAGCACGTTAGCGGCCTCTCCTAGCTCCCCAAGCGTGGCAACCATCCAATCCGATCCGCTCCAATTGTTGAGCGCATGATTGAACCCATTCGGCGACTCGCACCGAAGACGATTTCGCTCCGAAAACTGCTTGTTCATTTCCCCTCCCTAGCCGATCACTTCGTCGGTGAGCACGGAATTCGGCGTCAGTCCCGTCCACTTGCAGACGTGATCGAGAATGATATAATCTTAGCATGGACATAGAAAAACGTCGAGCGCAGAAAAGAGAGTGCGAGGCAAGAAGACGCGCTCGGATGACGCTGGAAGAGCGAGAGGAACATAACCGTCGCATTCGAGAGATGGCTACTCCTGAAGACAGAGCCAAACGCGCAGCCCATCAAAAGGTATACTACTCCAACCTTAGTGATGAGCAGCGCGCAAGGCGTAAGGAAAAGGCTGAGTCTTGGAATAAATCTCATCCTGGAGCCAACACAGAAAGAGAAAGAAAGTGGCGCGAAAATAACCGAGATCGCGCCTGTAAAAATAGTCGGAGCAACAGTCTTCTCCGAAAATACAAGATGACGGCTGACCAGTTTAACCAAATGCTTTTTGCGCAGGAAGGGAAATGCGCCATCTGTCGAACCGATACTCCGATGGGAACATTCAATCAGTGGCACGTTGACCATTGTCACATCTCCGGTGAAGTGCGGGCCATCCTTTGCTATAAGTGCAACGTGGGACTCGGAAAATTCAACGACGATCCGGCTCTCGTTCAAGCTGCTGCTGATTACCTTATCCGATATTCTCGGCGGTAAGAATGTCATCTGGCTGTAGACCACACCAAGAAGACACATTCTTCAAATAAGCATTCACGTTATTCTCGACCGGGGGGGCCCACTTGTAGAGAGCTGCCGCCACCGTCAAGCCGGTGTACCGAATTTGCAGCAACTCACGCATGGCTTGAAACCCTGCCTCCGGCGTGGCCCAGTGCGCAAATCGGTTGCCATCCGTGTGCAGCGCGCCATGAGTCCGCGCAAATTCGCCCTCTTCGATGTTGCCGGGATTGTTGCGCCGCTGCGCCAGCGAACCGGCAACCTCAAACCCTTCCTCACGCGCAATCGCTTCGATGAAAGTCATTGCTGTTTCCTCTCCTCTTCCTTGGCCCCGTAAATCGCAAAGTCCAGCAGCTCGTCGGCCACCGCCTGCGAGCCATAGTCAAACTTCGTCAGCACGGAATCACTCTTCATCACCGCCGCGCCCTGTTGCCCAGTGTAGCGGTCGCTGTACACGGTCTGACTTGGAGGCTGGTTCGCCGGGTCCGGCTCCGTCGCCTGCAACACCGTCCAGGGCGTGTTCGCGGTCACTGCCACTTCGCCCATCAGTACGCTCACTGTTGGGCGCGCGCCCACCGCCGCGCTCTTGGTGGCAATCCATCCAATCTCTGCCACCTGGCCTGTCGAGCAGAGCAGCGTGACGCCTTTGGAATCCCAAGCTGGATATGCCGTGCCGTTATCATCCCAGTGCGTTCCTGTTGTGTCTCGCATCAGAATCGGTACCGGCGGTCCGGCTGGCGGTCCAATCAGCAGCCGGAAAACTCCAGGGCTCACTTCCACGCTCTGCACCGCGCTGGTCCCACCCGCAATTGCCGCCCTCGGACTCCACACCAACCCACTCTCTGGGGGGCTCACCGCGCCCATCCTGAACCAGCCTACAGCCCCATCCGCAACGTACATCCCCACGTCGCGTGTGTTGGCGATATTCCAGCTCAAGTAACTTGTCGCCGGAGTGTAGAGCGCCGCGCTGATGCCTCCCGTGGTCACCTTCAAAAACTGGTCTCCAATCGGCAAGCCCACTTCGTTGTAGCCGCTCTGTGGGTTGAAGGGATAGGTCACAGTCAGTGAGCTCACCCGCCCATTCGACTCCATCAAGTTGATTTCCGTGCCCAGCACGTCTTCCACGTTGTAGCCGCCCAAAATAATCTTGTCGGCATAGATCGTGGTGTAAAACGGATTGCTCGACGTGCCGGTTCCCAGAATGATCCAGATCCCGCTGGTTGTGTAAACCAGTATGCCGCCGTTCTGCACCGTGATCGGACGCAACTTGATCACCTTGCCGATGTAGGCAATAAAATTCAGCGGCGGCCATGCAGTGTTTCCGTTGCCCACCAGCGTGTCCGGCCCTCCGGAGTAGTAAACCAGGTTGTCAACAAATCCCCAGGTCCGCTGCAGGTGGTAGACCATGCCGGTGATCCCGGCCGGAGGAGGGTTATTCGCGCTCGCCACCGGCGCAGCGATAAAAGCGTTCAGCGCCCCGCCGCCGTTCGTCGATGTGTCGGGAATTCCGAGTTCGTAATACAACAGGCTTGCGCCCAGCGTGTCGGTCGGGATCTGATCTTCCAGAATCAGTGTGCTCTGGCCCTGCGGGGTGCGCCAGATCCAAAGTTGATCGATCTGAGTGTCTCCCTGAAATCCGCCTGCGATTTGAATGTATTGCAACGCACCAGTAGGGTTCGGCGCTCCCAGAATTCCACCCTGAATCATCACTGGCAAGGATGCTGTCGAAACCGATCCATCGATCGCGTGAGTTGAAAAGGCGTAACTGATCGAAGCTGTAGTCAGCTTCACTCCTGGTCCCACACACGTCCAAGTTAACGCGCCGTCTGTGGTCGTCGCTCCCATAGCGGTAGCCCAAGTTGGATTTGATCCCCCTGAGTTTCCTCCCCCTCCGTTAGTCACAACCTGTAAATTCTGGTTTGAGTCTAAAATCGCCAATATCTGTCCGGGGATTGCCGCGTTCCCGAAAGCTGTGGCTGCCGTCCAAACTCCCGATGGCCCAAAGTTCCACCAGACAGCCGTTCCATCAAAAGTCAGAGAATAAGGCCCATTGGCCACCGTCCAATTCGGGTAGTTCAATCCGGTTTTATAATTCACTCCTCCAGGGATAAAGTTCATCATCACCTGGATATTCTGGTTAGGATCGAGGATCGAGTAAAACGGGCCTTGCACGGTGTTCGATTGCCAGAAGCGCGTTCCGTTGATCGGTATCAACACCGGAGATCCATGCACCGAAGTCGCCTGAAGGCCCCAGTTCTCCAGCGCCGGTCCGTAGCACTTCCACTGCTGGCTCCCATCGGCCGTCACCGCAAACTGCGTCCCGCTGAAGCTCGGCGCGCTTCCTCCCGTCGTTCCGTTTCCAGTCGATCCAGTGCCTGTATCTGAGGTCTCGGAATAGACAGCGTGCGCCAGCGTGATGGTAAAGATTCCCAGCGTCGTCGAGACAATCGAAGCAACCGGGTAGCTGTGCCCGTTCAGATACGTCGCCCCAGTCAACCCGCTGAAAGCAACCGTTGCGCCCACCAGGTTGGGAAACTGATTCGGCGCGGTCTGTGAGTTGACCCAGATCGTCACCGTTGTTCCATTTGAGGCCGTAGCGATAATCACGAGCGATATGCCGCCCAGCGCCATCTGCACACTGCCAGGCTCCGCGCCCACGTTGATCAGCGTTCCCGGCAGCACATTCTTGCTTGCCTGCCATCCGGCATAATTCAGCCACTTCTTCTGGTTCACGCCGTCGCCCATGAACAGTTCCGTGTTCACGTTCATAAAGCGCATCGGCCCCGCGCCTGCGCCCTTGGTGAAGATATTGGCATTGGTTCCCGCGGTTGCGTCCCAGATATTCCCGTCGGTCCCGTCCAGCAGCACGCGCACCGATTCAATGCCATTCTGGATGCTTTTGAAGCTGAAGAAGCTCAGCGCCGGCGGAAAGGTCTGCGCGTTGTAGACCACGCTTCCCGGCCTGCGCCCGTCGGTCAGCCTCACCGTGATCTCACGGTTGATTCCATCCAGAATCGAGTCGAAGCGCGAGCCGCCATAGAACTTTTTCAGCAGATAGGCCGTGGCGGCGTCGCGGTAGGGGCTGCGCTGGGTCCACTCTCCGGTGAACTGCTCGCCGCCCATCGTCAGAGCGGCAAACCGTGTCGGATCTTTAATCGTTCCCGCCGCTTCAAAAGGTCCAGGCATTGGCTCGCTCCGCTCGCAGTTATCAGTTGCCAGTTCTCAGTTTCCAGTGAATGATATGACCTTCAATGCGAACTGAGAACCGTGAACTGTCTCCTCACTTCGTCAGCGCCGTCATGCCCGCCTTCACCGCGTCCTGGCTCTTGCTCAGCGTCTGCATCAGCCGGTCCCACTCGCCCGCGAAGATCGCAATCGCCTGCGCACTCAACCCGGTCTGTGCGCCCAGCAGTGCGGCCACGCCTAATTGAGACCAAAGAGGCCAGCGCGGGTCGCTCACCAGGTTGCCCGCCAGCGCCAGAAAAAGCTGATTGTAGATGTAGCCGTACTCATCCGGCAGCGGTGCCCAGTTGCTTCCAAAGCTGCTCGCCACCGGCGCTTTGCGCTGATAGTCGATGTACACCGTGTCGTTGTCTGTGGGGATGGCGTCGAAGCGGAAGGTGATGTTGCCGGCGTTATCGTCGTACACCGGCGCCATGGTCTTGGGCCGGTAGCTGTTCGTCGTCTTGGCCAGCGTCTCGGCGCCTTCGAGAGCGTGGATCTTGCCGCTCGCGTCCGTGATCCACTGCTTTTCGATCCATCCCAGATCGCCCACCACCGCGCTGTAATCCGTTCCGCCTGCTGTTGTGATCGGAAAATTCAGGTTGCCGCGGTTGAACCGCCACTTCATCGGCGGTCCCAGCACGCGCCCCAGCACCAGGTTAGCAAAGGTCAGCCCCGGCTCCCAATTCGAGACATTGAGCGGCTGCTGTTTCAGAATCGTCGCGGCCCAGTTCACCGAGTCTTGAATTGTCTTTGTGCAGGACATGGCGCTGCGCTCCAGTAGTCAGGGATCAGTTACAAATTCCGTACACAAATGCCAACGCGAGCAAAATATTCCATCGTCGTCTCACCATCTTTGAAGCGATAATTCCGCCAGCGCTTCCAGCAACGGTCTCCAACGTCCCAAAATTCAAAAATTCGTGACATTTCCCATCCCTTCCATCAATCAAACAGGCATGTCCGCTGTGTAGCGGTAGTTTCCCGGCCAGATGTTGTCTACCGGGCTTGTGGCGGGCAGCAGCCCGTAAGCGTTCGGCTCCTTGTCCGCCTGCTTGGCTGCATCCTTCAATCCCGCCAGCCAGATCGGGTACTCCTGCAAAAATTCCTTGCGGTCGGCGGGGTTGCTGCTCGCGCCCTTGCATTGGTACGCGAATGCCCTGCGGAAGTGCCGCGCATAGCTGTCGGGAATCGGATTGATCATCGTCTTGATCGACGTGATCTTGGGCGGCTCCATCTGGTAGCTCGGAATCATCTGGTACACCGGCCCCGCCTGGTTCGGCAGCGGCCAAATCCTGAATCCCTGGCTGGTCCCGCTCACCACCGTCCACACGCAGCCGCCATCATTCACTGTGACGCCCTCGGCGGCGTTTACCGCCGCCGCCGGAGCGGTCAATCCCGTCGTGCCGAAGCCCGTCAGGATCAAGTAATTCCCGTTGGCATCGATAAAGTTCATGATCGGGTTCGGCGCCACCGCTCCAATCGTGATCAGCGGCGAATACGTCACACCCGGCCCCGGCCACGTCCCGTAGCTCAGGTCGCTGTTGTACATCCAGCAGATCGCCGTCGGACCGCCCAGCACGCCGCCAAACTGCGCGCTCACCCGGCTCAGTTGCCGCTTCCACTTGGGAGTGCTCGGCACATTCACCGGCTTGGGAATCATCGTGTTGTTGATGTCGATCTTGTCGCAGTCGTCGCCCCAGCCGATTGGCCCGGCAGCCTGCGCCGGTTGCGGATAGTCCTGCTGAAATGTGTTGGTCAGGAAGGGCGCGGCAAAGGCGCGGTTGAACTTCCAGTTGAAGCGCTCCGCAATCAGATCGGCCATGGTGTCGTTCGCCAGGCCGAGAATCAGATCGAGGTTGAAGCCAGAGGGCGCATTGCGTGGGTCGTAGATTCCACGGGCTGCTTGCTCGTCTAAAATTGTCTCGACCGGGAGGCTAGAATTTCCCATGGTGGTAGAATATCCTCAATCGCCAACCTCTTCAACAGCCTCGCAACACATCCCGCCGGTAGTCTTCCTTCAGCAAACCAAAACATCCTCATCCCGGTTGGCAAAAAAGCCGGAGGAATCCGGCTGGAATAAAAAGTGGAATAATTTGTGTCCACTTTTACAAATTGCGGGCAACGTGCAGTGCATGATCTGGGGATCGGAAACTGCACGTTGCCACTCGCGTGATCGGCTGGGATGGAAGCCTTTCTCGCGTCTTGTGCGCCTTCCTGGATTACTGGAAGGCTACTTTGATGCTCGAAAGCACCGGCGTGGGCGGAGGAACGACGGGAATAGCGACCGTCACCGCTTCCGTATCGGTCAAAGACAGCCCTTCAGCCGTGGTCAGCGTCGCGGTGATGTTTGCCACGCCATTGGCGACGGCGGTCGTCAGGCCGGTTGCTGGGTCGAAAGTCACAATGGCGCTGGCCGTGTCGTCGGAACTCAACGTAGCGGCCGGCATGGCGCCTGTGAACGGTTGGCCGAACTGGTCATAGCCCAGAACTGAGGCTGTGACCTGCTGGCCGGCGGATGTGAGGGTAACTGGTCCTGCTGTTGCCATGGAAACTCCTTGAAACTTGATTTTGATGCTGGTGAGGGTTGCCGGTTCTTCTTCCTTGACGAGCTTGCGGAGCAGCCGAACCATTTCTTTCAGCAGCCCGTTATTCTGGATTTCAATTTCTTCGTGCCGCATGACTCCTCCGCAAATGTTCAAATTATACTGCCGTCCGCCATTCTTCTGGCGGTCAAAAGACTACATCCACGCTTAGGCCACAACCTCGATAGTTGCCAGCCGCAACTGCGCGCTGGTCACCGTCGAACTGGCCGCGATTGTCACCAGCAGGGTCAGCGCCGTGGTCAGGTTTACCGCGCTCGAAACCGCCACGTTGGTGTCCGTGTAGGCGGCTATAGCCGCTGCGGCTACAGCCGTAAGTCCTGCGGAAACCATGCCGTGCGACTCGATTGTTCCCGCGGCTCCCGTTGAGGCTACAGCCATCTCAAACGAGATCTGGAACGGAATATTGGTTCCGCTGCCCGCCGTGTTGGCGGTGGTAATCGAGGCCAGCGTCACGCCTCCCAGCGTCAAAGCGAAAGTCAGGTTTGGCGTTCCGGCTGGCGTGGTAAAGATGCCGTATACAGTGATCAGCAAAGTTCTCCCCGCACGATTCAGGAATCCCGCGTTCAGAGCTTTGCTGATCAGGTTCTGTGCGGTGGTGATGGCCGTCAAAGCTGTCTGCGCATTGATGACGGTCAAGGCTGTCTGCAATGCCGACTCCTGGGCCGCCGAGCCCACGGTGCTCACCACATTGTTCTGCTGGTCGAAGCTGAATCCGTTCGGTGCCGCCGCACCGTTGACTCCAGTGGCGTTCAGCGGTCCCTTGGTAATCGTCGCAAATGGCATTGTGTCTCCTCGCTTTTCTGTTCCCTGTTCCCTATTCCCTGTTCCCTATTCCCTGCTTTACCGCATCGCCGGAATCACAGGGCTTCCATCCTCGTCGGTGAAGTCCCACGCCGGCCCCACCATCGGCGGCAGGCCGGTGCCCAGCGCATCCTCTTTCAGCTCGTTGTGCCGCTCCAGATCGTCCTGGTACTGCTGCACGCGCGCTCGCACTTCACTGGCTGTCTCCAGCCGCCGCACGCCGTCCACCTTCACTTCCTGCGGCTTGCTGCTCTTGAGGCCGGGATGCGGCGTCAGGTTCTTCATCCCGCACCATACGCACTGGATCAGCCACATCCAACTGAAGCCGATCCGGCTGGCGCTCAGGCAGCTTCCGCCCACGCCCTTGCCCATCACGTTGCCCGGCTGCACGCCCGCCTGGTGCTTGCACTTCTTCTCGCGCGCCGCCTGCTGGTCAATGACAGCCTTGGCTTGCATCTGCGCCTGCTCGCGCTTGCGCTGCCGGTCCTCTTCGGTGTCCGTGTAAACTGCGGATTCCTTCTTGGTCCGGTCCAGCGTCAGCAGCTCGCGCTCGAGCTGCGCGTCCAGCAGCAGCGCCTGTTTCTCTTCGATGGTCAGTTTCTTAGGGTCAGCCATGGTTCGCTCCAATTTTTCTGGACGCCCTCCGCGCTCTCAGCGTCCAGTCTTTCATCAGTGGCGGAATCAGGAAAAGCGGCAACGCGATTTGCCAATGTTGCGTTCGGTAGCGCGTACCGTACAGGTCCAGCTTGCTATGGCATAGGCTGGAAGTCCGTGCCCGCCTGTCCTTCGCTGTTTTGAAGGGGACGGCTAAGGCATGCTCTCTATCCTCGCGTTGTCTTCCCGACTCCTGTTTGAGATTCCTTTACGTGGTTTGAGGAACAGCAATTGCAATCCTAGCGCGGCTGGTGTTATCCGGGCTCGGTCCAATGCCGCTGATCATGTTGTAGCTGGTCCCGGCCGCAATCACGCCCGCTCCGTCGTAGGCGCTGCGCGCGTACTCGCCGGCCCACAGGTCCAGGTTTTTCCAGTTCACTCCGGGGTTGGTGTGCCGCGCAGATTCCAGAGTCACCCGCACCATCGCGTCTTCACCGGCCAGGTAGGTCGAGTAGCCGGTTAAGCCGCTGCTCTGCCAGTTGGTCGTTGCGGTGCAGTTGGTGCTCGGGAACCAGTCGCCGCCAAAGAGCCGCAGAATGCCGACGCTCTTTTCGCCCTCGTCCTCGTCGGTCAGCTCCTCCAGCTTGGTCTGGCCCTCGCCGGTGTGCTTCAGCATGTCCACGATGCTGTTGTTGGTATTGTCCAGCGCCGTCATGTCGCCGATGAACGCGGGCAGAATCTTGCCGATAAACCGCCCCCCCGCTGGCATCGGCAGCACCTTGGCCTGGAAGAGGCTGGCGGGCATCTGCTCGATGATCTGCTTGGTGAAGGCATAGAGCGGCCCCACGGTCGAATCCTGATTCGTGGTGTTCGCGTCCAGCGTCCGCAGATAGTCGAAGTTCGTCATGATCAGGTCGTCGTAGGTTTGCCCCAGCACATAGGCCAGCATCTTCCGGTAGTTCATGAGGTCATCGCTGATCGATGTCATGAATGTGAAATCCGAGAAGTTGATATAGTTAGCCCACTGCCCCAGCTGGATGTCGCGGAAGTTGCAGGAGACGGTCAGCGGGCTGCCGATCGTTCCCTGCGTCTGCTGCGGCATACTCGCGCCCAGCACTGCCAGCATGAAGTTGCGGAAGGTCATGCCCGACTTCGCCGGCTGCGTCATATGCGTGCACATCCGGTACATGAACAGGTTGGCCGCCAGCCACTTCATAAAGGCTTTGTTGTAGTGAACCGTCAGCGAAGCCTGCGGCATATTGCCGGTCTGCTGGCTGGCTGGGCTGGCGCCGTCGCAGAATACGGAGCAATGCGCAGCCTGGGCAGCCATTTGAAACATCAAATGCCCTGTCACCGCGATAGCTCCGGCGGCGGCTGCAATGATCTGCATCACGGTCGTGAGCGCCCACGCCAGAGCGTGGGAAATCTTGTACTGCGTTTGCTCCTTCATGGTTCATCTCCCGCTCAGGCTGTGGCCTGCGCTCCGGAGTACCAATAGTCGCACGCCTCCACATACTCTTTGTGGCGCGGATGCCCCGGCTGATTCAGCGCCGCGGTCTCCTTGGTCGTGAGCTTACTGATCTCCTCAAGGCTGTATTTCGGCTTCCATTGTGGCTGCTGCGGTGCGCCCAGCCGATTGCTTCTGTGGCTGCTCGCGCTCACAACGCCGTTTCTTGGCCTCGCCGGTACAACTTCCAGGCTTCCGCCTGGCTGCGCTGTTGAGGGTTGATGGGTTTCGTTCGCCGGTTCCCTGGGCGTAACGTCGCTCTCCGTCAGGAGGTCGCCGCGTCCTTCAAGGTATCGGTAGGTATTGTCGAGCACTTCCAGCGTAATCCGCGCAATATCGTTGCCCACCGACAGCAGCGCCGATGTGATCAACAAGTTGCGGTTGAGCTGGTGCCCGTAAAATTCAGGATGCTGCGTGCTCCACTGCCGGCAGATCGCCAGGTAGCTTTCCTGCGCATCGGTGCGCTTGGCCCGCTCACTCTCCGCCAGCCGATAGGCCGCGTCCGCGCTCTTGGCCGGGTTCTGCAAATCTTGCGTCAGCCGCATGGTCTCGTCAGGACTCAAGATCGCCGGGTTCGGCTGACTGGGAGGGGGAGGCGCAGCACCCCTCCCATTATTCCCCTGTGCCCCGCCGTGCCCGTTTCCATTGCCATTGCCGCGCACCTGGCTCAGCGTCGATTGCGCCGTCATCATGGTGCGCTCGATCTTGCTGAAGATTTCTGCCTCGGTGCGCCCATACACTCGGATCGGCGTTGAACCGTCCTCCGGGTCCACCACCCGGCACAGTCGCCCGTCGGTGATTGGCGTCCCATCCGTCTTCGTCGTTGTCCAATAAGCCTGCATCAGTTTATTCCTGTTCCTTGAGCTTTCTTATTTCCCCATCCACCGCCGCCTGGTCCAGCCTCATCTGCTCCTGAAACATCGCCAGATTCGCCCATCCCAGCGCAATTTCCCGTTCTCGCGCCAGAGGGTTGCTCTTCGAAGCGATAATACTCGCCTGCTCCATCCGATGTAAAGTCCTTGTTCGCAGCCGCTTCAGCACCCGCCAGCCCGGCTCCATCGTCAGCCGCGCCAGATCCTCGCGCTCGGCGTCCGTCAGCGGCCGGTCCACATTGTCCGGACTCCACGCCTCGGCAGTCTCCGCCGCCGCTGGCTCGTCCATCACCCCGGCCCTGATCCGCCGCAACTCCTCGTTCAGCGGCACCCCGTTTTGGAAGTCCTCAAGACGCGGCATCAGTGGCCTCGTTCCCGATGTAAAGAAAGTCATCGGTTCGCGTAAGCGAAATAATGTCTTCTTTAGTTGCATTCCAGTCTGGTTTTTGCTCGCGTATGATCCCCATCGCCAAATCTATCGCGGCGTCAAATGAATTAGCTCCGATGATAGCTGTCCCGCTCGAAATTCTTCCCCATTTCAAATGCCAAATCCTAATTTCCTTCATCCCCGATCCCCCTATCCATTCATCCCCGGCACGCCCTGCTCCAGCTCGTGCTCGTCCGTCTTCCGTTCCAGCAACCCCTCGGCCCGCTCCAGCGGCACGCTGCCCGCCGCGTGTTCCGCCGCGATGGTCGCCAACTTGGTGGTCATGTCCACTTGGCCCTTCGCCTGGGTCTCCTGCAACTTGTTCTGCCCGCGCACCTGCTCCACCGCGAGCTGCCCCTGCACCTTCTGCGCGCCGGGATTGTTCTGCTTGAACATCACCCGCTCCTTCGGCGTCATCGCGCGGAAGATGTTATCGATATTGCCGTCCAGCTCGCTCATGCGGATCAGGATTCCAAACAGCGCCTGATAGTCCAGCACCATGCCGATCTGGTTATAGAAGTTCTGAATCTGCGGCTGCTGCAAGATTTGCAGAATGAACGGAATCAACTGCTGGATCGCCTGCTTGGCCATCATCCGCTGCCCGGCCAGCACGTCCACCGTAAACTCCGCATTCAAAAACGCGTCAAAGTCGATGCTCTTGATGATCGCGTCGCTGTACTTCTTCCGCAGAATCTGCCGGATCTCCTCCAGCGGCATCTTCAACCGCACCATGTCGATCAGGAAATACACCCAGCGCTCCAGCGCCCAACTCTCGTACAGCACCGGCTTGGCC